ATACCGCCGTACGCCCCACTTCATGCCCTTAACGCCGTAATGGGCAAGATAATTTCGGTAATCATTCTGTGAATAAAATGTACCCATCATTCACTCCTTTGCTCTTCTCTCTGCTTCTGTTCTCTGCGCTTTTTGATCTCGTTTTGAGCGGCCGTTTTGATTGCTGATTTCGCCAGGTTCTTAAGCATCTCCTCTGCTAAATAACGGCCATATGTCACCGTTTTACCATTCGCTTTTTTGTAAGGAAGCGAATAATATTCTTTGCCGATGACTGATTCCACCACTTTGTCGACACCATGCTTTTTACTGAGACGGTCATAATAGCCGGAAAATGTTCTGCTGTTTTCGGCCTGGGCTTTTAATCTGCGCTTGGTGGAATCAAACGTCGTGTATTTCGACATCTCGTCATACATGTCGGCGTTGACTCTATGTTCTCGGGCGTTACGTTTATTACCAACATAGACGCCGACAACATCTTTCATGTTTTTTGCCTGGGCAAGGTCCTTTATTCTTGCGGCATTTTGACGTTCTTCCTGGCTTTGTTCGATTAATTGCCGCTGATACCTTTTGGCGTACGCTACGGAACCCTTAACCGCGAGATCATTTATTACCTTCTTAACGGACTTCTTTTTGCGCCGTTCGGCCGTTTGTCTGTTTTTTCGTACGCCCCACTTCATGCCCTTAACGCCATAATGGGCTAGATAATTATCGTCTCTATAAAATGTGCTCATGATCGCCTCCGTCTGCGGTTAGCCTCTTTTTCGGCACGCTCCTCGGCGTCCCACTTGCGCCACAAAGCCATCTGACGTTCCTCGCGATCCTTGTATTCGTCCCAGCTTTTAGAATTAAACTGGCGATCAAAATATCTGGTATTAGTAGTGGCATTCTTAGTAAGTCGGTTATAATATTTCTGGCGACGACTTCCTGGCTCCGAAGCTTCAGCGAGTCGCTTTGTTGTATACCCGATAGCTCGGCCAGCACCGGCCATTGCGCCAGAACCAAAATATGGTACCGTTGATATTTTTCGCTTAAGCGGAGCTCGTACAAATTGCCCAACACGTTCACGGGCATACATGGGAACTCCCTGCGCGATAATCTTCGCTCTCGCAAGGCGCCCTCGGCCATCTTTCTTTGCTCGTGCCCGGCCAGCCGCCGTCAGATGGCCATAATCGTCCATGTATCTGCGCACGCCCCACTTCATTCCTTTGACACCGTAATGCGCGAGGTAATTGCGGTAATCGTTTACCGGATAAAACGTATTGTTCATGGCTTACCCCGTCCCTTTCTTGAGGTTATAAAAAACGCTAGCAACAGTTGCGGCGCTAGCGGCTATGCCGGCGAGGCTTCCGGCAGTAGCTAATATGTCTTGTGCTTTGTCGTAGCCATTGACGATCGTGCTAGTCGAAAGCCGATCGTATTCCTGCTCCAATCGCATACGACGGATGGCGGCGTTAAGGTCTGCTTCTGACATCTTGTGGGCATTTGACTTGTAATTTCGGCGCTTCATATCACCCATGCGGCCCATAGCATTGGACGCCTCGTTAATCCCTCTTTGTATCTCTCTTGTTGTCTTTTCGGCAGGCGATTGCGGCGGCTTATCTTTTCCGGACTTGATACTGGGCCGCAACCAATCTCCGGCTTTACCCTTTATATGCTGAAAAGGATTCTTGCCGGAGCCTCGTGGGTATCGGCCCGAATTGGCGTTGCCGATATGACTTAAAAATTCTTCGTCTCTGTAAAATGTTCCTTCCATTTTGACTCCGTTCACTCAAACGCGTCTTTGTTCAGCTTGTAAGCAACCCAGGCATCCATCATTGCCGCGACGTTATCGATCTTCTGCTCGTAACGCTTCTTGAGTATCTTGCGATTGCCGTTAGTGTCGACTTGAACAATGCAGTTGCCCATTGTGAACTGCATAAGACGCTCGTCAAACAAAAGAGCCCGTTCGCCGGCAAGTAACTTCAACTCACCGAGCGGAACAGACTCCGTCTTAACGCCCTGTATGACTTTCTCAACTCCGAATTCTCCGTTTTCGAGTGTCCATCGTTCAACAAATGCACGCGCGTTATAAGGATCGTACCCGAAGCATCGCACGTCGTACTGAGCCTTGATGATGTATGCATCCAGATCGTCATACACCTCCATCATGTCAAGCACGACGCCCTCGAGAACAACTAATGAACCTTCCTCTATGAATTTGTCGTACTCAGCGCGCAGAGATGCATGCAGATGCGACAAGGTGATGCTAGAAATGTAACTACGGGTTTTTACGCCGTAAGTTCCATCCGGAAGCGGAAATAGAAATGTAAACGCGCAAAAGTCGTTCCCTTGAGATAGGTCTGCTCCGAGGGCGCACGGCATTTGCCAGAATGACCGTTTCGGGTGAACGTTGGTTTCTTCATAAGTAAAGAAATACGTATAACCCTCTAACGGTATTCCAAAACGCTTGGCGATAATGTCATTCTTGGTCGAAGGGTTTTGTTCGGCTCTCTCAACATCTCGCTGATACGTTTCATATGTAACAGTAATGCCAATATTCGGATTTGCTTTAATCCACATGGAGGGGTCGCCGACCTCCTTAATGTCATCAAGCTTATACCACCAGATTGACACGTGGGGATTATTATACTCGCCTTTAAGGATCTTGGCCAATTCCATTTTGACGGTATCGCCAGGACCGTTTCGGACGTTACCTTCCGAGCTAGTAGCTATGATCAAGTAGTCCTTGATCTTAGAAGCACCCTGCTCGATAGCGCCGACCGGATCCTCGCGAATATCAACAGACAACCACTCGTCGACAGAATTGTACTTGGATCTCAGACCCTGCAGTTTGTCGATGGACATGGGCTTGACCGCGAGTATGGAATTCGACAGGAAGTTCTGTATACCCTTCTTCGTCGAAGCCAGTTTCTGCCGGTTGGCCCTGCCGCCTTTAGTGTTGAAGATGGAATCGTCGGTGAGGAGTTTCATTACCGGACCGCGGCGCCTGGTCATAGCTGTAATCAGCGGACCAAGAACCTCTTCGGCCTGTTTCATCGTCGGAGCAGTAGTTACACCGTCCGTAGAAGTCCTATCCACTATAAGTCCAAAGGCTTGCATGCAGGTCAGATAAAGGGTCTTCGATGCGCCACGGCCTACGATCAGGTACTGTTTATTACGAAGCCTTTTCTTAACCCGTCTTACTACATAACAGCCTCTTCCTCCGCCAAGGCCATTCGGCGACCAGACATTTCGCTCCTCGAATTCGAACCAGCTAAGTACATCCTCGGCCCAGAGCTTAAAAGTGTCCAAAAGGTTTAGCGGGGATCCGTCAGTTAGTGTTAATTCTCTTTCGCAGAACTTGATCCATCCCTCTACGGCTTTATCGTCGTAGTAATAATTGGGATTTTGAATCAGTTTGTCGATAAGATTCATTTGCAACGAAACTTCGCGGTTAACCGGGATCAGTCCGAGCAAAACCTTTTGTCTAAACTCGCCGTAATACTTTGGCGTGGCTGTATTCGATAGCACTGGTTAGTCCTTCTTAACAGATGGAAACTCGGCTTCGGTATAGTTTCGCCACTCGAATTCTCGAACCTGCTCTTTCATGGATTCAAGAACAAATGACGACGTCGGAGGGTCCAAAGCCATTTTGACTTTCATCTGCATATAACTTTTTATCGAATGGAGAAGTACACCGTTGGTTAAATACTCGGACCACGTGGTAGAATCGTCCTCGATATAAAAACCCTCTTTGGGGCCGATACCCAACTGGTGCAACGTCTGAAATACCGAGTTGATCTGCTCGATAATTTGACCGTCGAAATGAGTATCTTCGTCCGACGGCCCAAGATAGTCTTTTACAGACAAGAATATGCTGTCCTTTACCATTCTTTTGTGTCTCCTGGTTTGCGTTCGCCCGTCATCTTCAAAAGATCGGGATTTGCCTCGTAGTGAATAACTCTGTGTGTCTTGGTCGAAGTAAGAACTACATTCTCGGGATCAAAAATGCACGGCCGGCGCTCAATAAGGTCATCGAGCGTCAATGGGTTAATGTGATGGATAAGCAAACCGCCTTGCAGCTCGTATCCGTCCATAGCCAGATCATTGCCGTTGTCTCGCACAATAATTTTATGCCTGAATTGCCTCCACTCAGGAGATCGGTACAGCAGTTGATTATAGTGTCGATGCGATCCCCACAGATCTTCCCCGACAGACTGTCTGGTCATCAGGTATTTGACTCGTTCTTCAAACGTCGGGAGTTTGATCAGCTCCGAGTAGCATTTGATCATCTTGGCCGTCCTCCTCTCCGTTGTATTCTCGAAAAGCAGACATGGCGTCGACGAACATTTGCTCGGTTTTCTGTTGCGCTTTATACATATCGGTCTTGGCTTTGGCCAATTCGATCTTGCAAAGCGCTTCTTGCTCTTCTAAGTACTCCTTATTCGAACCGGCACGCAGAAATAAGCAGATCATCTCTGACGATGCCGTCCCGTCGCGCAATCTTCGCTCCGCTTCGGTATAAGCAAGGTCGATAAGCCGCTTTTCTCGGGCTGCTCCTGAAAAATCAGGGCGTAATTGATCCGAAGCAAAACCGGTTTGCATTGGATCGGGTTTGCTTTTGTGCCTCGCCATGCTTGTTTATCTCACTTTCTTGTAACTTTACATGCCCTTTGGCAGGCCGCTGGCGCAAGCAACGACATCTTTCAGGAGGTATATCGCGAACATGTTTTGCAAGAAAGGAGAGAGCAATGTTCCGAATCCAGCGACCTGCCAAAAGCCATGTAGGGTTAAAATTTTCCTCCAGGAATTTTACCCCCGGAGCTATTTTGAAGACCCGCGCGATAGGGG